TCCCAAAGGTCAGAGCCTTCTTTATAGTCTGCCTTGAAAACATATTTGCTATTATTAGAAATATCTGCAAGTTCATATTCAAGATATGTACGAATACGAGTTTCAAAAGGTGTATCAATAAGAGATTTTCCCTTGTAAGCAAGAATATCAAATACATAGAAATTCAAGATTCCATTTTTCTTCTGTCGTTCAATACATTTATCTTTAAGACAGTTAAGTACTGATGTAATTTTTCGACTGCCTTCATTGTCGGGAAAACAAATTTCTCCTATAAGAACAGTACCATTGGGAATCCAAGATAGTTCTTCTGTAATCCAAGGAATCCATTCTACCTTATCTGTATAGCCGCCATTTACACTTTCCGTACGACTACGAAGGTGGAAATTACCTTCCATATCCTTAATAAGCATATTCCAGGCACCATCGTATTTTCTTGCCCCTAAAAAATTACCAGAAACGCACATGTATTTGGATTCTTCTTTCTTTTTCTTAAAGTCATATGACTTTGGATGACTCCAATATTTCATAGTTTCCATTTCTGTAAAATTAAAGCCATCAATAATAATATTCTCCATATAAATTACCTCTCTTTTTAAATAATAGGAATCTCATCTAGCGATGTACGATCATCCTCAGACAGAATATGAATAAGATTGTTCCATAAATAAATATAATTTCCTGAAAATTTTTTATTAACCAAATATACGCTAGAAGAACCACTTTCTGTGGCTGTAAATATTGGTAAATCTAAATATTCTGGATTTATATCTTCTACTTTGTCGATATCTTCACGAAGTTTTCTTAGGGTTAAACTAAACATTTACAACTTTACTCCTTTCATTTTTCTATTTATATTATATCATAAGCCAAAGAAAAAGTCAAGATACTTGATCTTGACTTAATTTTTTAATTATATTATAAATTTCTTCCCAATTCTTTGCTCTAAATTTATCCACATCATTTTCTTTGAAGTCTTTATTCCAAGGATAATCTAATACAATAGAATAAGTCTGTCCGCCAAAGTTATCTGTACAATCATCAATAAGCATATCGCCGCGCACCATAGTTTTATCTGGACAAATAATTAGCTTTTTTCTTATATTAATATAAGGAAAAGTTCTTTGAAGGTAAGACTCTTTCTTGGGTGCGTTAATCATTTCAGTTTTAGTGCAAAAATAAATATCATGCCCATCGTTGAATAATTTAGCAATATATTTTTGACAACCCTCTACATACTTCATTCTTTTCCAGACTCTTTTATTTTTAAAATAATGATAGAAAGTATCTTTATATTGCGGCTTTACATAATTTTCAATATAATATGTTTTTATATTATTTGGAGTTAAGTTATCTTGACTATCTTCATTATACACAGACAATACTGCTTCACATAAATATCCTATAATATTGTCTACATCTACCAGAATTTTCAGATTTTTCATTATATCCTCCTTAATTTTATGTCCCAGAGTGAATTTGAATAGATTTTTCCCTTATAAAAGAAAAAAAATAAGCGAGAAGTTTTGCTTCTCGCTACTATCCCGTCGTTTCATCCAGAATGAGTTTTTCCTTTTAGGTTTAATGCAGTATTAAATACGAATACCTTGAAACCGAAAAAGAATATTTACTGCTAACCCCGATGCGCCCTTCTCCTACATCGAATCGGTTTCTTCTATTTTACATGGCCCGCCTCAACTTTTACAACAATATGTTTGTTGAAGGTTTTAACTACCTTTTTGACGTAAAGAATTACATTTTTCAAGCAACTTTTCTTAACGTGTGATTTTATCTTGGCGGCTCACAACACCTAAATGACATGAGAAAACAGAGCCTATCATCACGACAGTCCCTGAGTTCTTTTTTGATATCGTGGAGTCATTTAAAGTTAATCTCCCCGTCATGGTGTGCTTTAGCTTTATCCTCCACAGAGAGCTAAGTATTGACCATGAATTTGTCTTTCTTACTGCGGTACAATCCATTAAGTTGTATCGGCTCATATTTGACTATTCAATTGTAATTTCCGAATAAATCGGAGAGGTAATCACTAGAACAGATAACTAGCGCATAAAACTGTTTTTGTTGCTATATTATAAGTGAAATTTTCTCTCTTTCACTACAATAATTATAGCATAGGATATGTAAAAAGTCAATGATTTGGGTTATAGTAGTCATAACAAAAATGACAACCAAATTCTCGATTACAATCTTTACAATTTCCGCATCCTGGCGCGCCACCATTAATTTCTGCAATTGCACAAGTTTTGCATATACAATAATTACATTTATCTTTATAGTAAAAAATATCTTCCATTGAAAAACCTATGGGGTAAAAATCAGCAGAAGCACAAGGTTTAATAATTGTATTAATTAAATCTATATTAATGTTATTATCATATGCTGATAGGAAGAATCTTTTTCCTCGGCAGGTATTGCTTACAGAAAGAATTTCTAAAGCACTTCCAGTTTTAAAAGAAATAAATATATGATTGGAAGTATTTTTTATGGAAACAACATTTTCATCTTGCTCTAAAAAATCTCGAACTTTATGTCTGAGAGGTAAAATAAATTCACTCTCACTAAGCCAGATGCCGCAAGTCACTTTCTTATCTTTTATTGAACACACTTCTTTAAAAAAAGTAAATACATCGTCAAAAGTTTTAAACATTTTATACCTCCATTTTGGCCTTAACAGCAAGTTTATCTACATAGTCATTCCAGTCTTTCTCTCCTGAATGCCCCTTGACCTTAATAAATTCAATGTTCTTGCTTTTCTCAAGGTAACTATAAATTTCCTTAATAATTTCAAGATTTTCAATAGGTTCGTGTTTCTTTCCTCGTGTCCAACCATTTTTTACCCATCCATAAATCCAGCCACCAGGTTTAAGCATATTAACACAATATGCAGAATCGCAATGAATTTTAAGACAATCTGAATCTAAAAAATTATTATGGAAATGTTTTAAAGCCATATATATAGCATAAAGTTCACAAAAATTGTTGGTAGTTTGATTAAAATGTTTCGTTTCTTCATGCATAATCTCATTATTATCAATCAATATAAATGCCGCCCCGCCATTTTCCCTAATATATTCTCCATTAACACATTTCATTGAGGCGGCGCCATCTGTATAATAAACTCTATTCATATTAATCCTCCTTATATTCCCAATGATAACCATAAGCCTGCTTATGTTGCCCCTTACAACATTTATGAATTAAACTATTATCATATCCATATTTCTTTTTTATTTCAGTTGCATTAAGAAATATTTCATTCGTTTCTATGCAAATAATTTTTCGAGATATTTTTTCTACACTACGGATATTTCTACTTCCAAAATTACAATTTTGCTTATGTGAACACCATTCTAAATTGCTTGCTTTATTATTTAATTTGTTTTCATCCTTATGATTTATTTCATTATAATTATTAATATTTTGTAAAAAATTTTCTGCAACTAATCGATGAATAAGATAATTTTTTCTTTTTCCATTTTTATATAAAATAATACAAACATAACCAGAATTATTAATATATGTTTTTCTTTGCTTTTTAGTTTTGTAATTTCTTATATTACCAAAATTAGAAATTTCATAAAATTTTTCATATCCTTTTAGATCTATCCAATTTTCGTCCATTATAAATAATCCTCCTTTTCAATTTTTCATAGTAATTATATCATAATAAAAAGAAAAAGTCAAGACCTTAATCTTGACTTCTATTATCTATAAAATATAAATTTTCACAAGCTTTAAAATTATTATCTTTTCCCGCGGTTCGTTTAGCTTCTTTGTACCAAATTGATTTAAAATCTTCTGGCATTGTTTGTTCACTAATGAAAATTGGATTTGTTTTAGATTTTTCTCTTAGCCAATTGTAATATTCTTCATGGTTGAATTTAGGATTTACTGCATATGGCTTAGTAGATTTATAAGGGCTGTCACAATAAATTAGTGCATTATGAGGAATTTCCAATGTTCGATAATCTGAACAATTAAAATTAATTTTTCTATAATTTTCATCTTCTGATTGTTTCTTATGATTTCTCCAAGCTTCTTTATAATAGTTTCTATCACCAGAATTCTTTGCATATCCTCTTGGAAAACCACCATTAGAAAAGCTTGCATACCATTCGATAGCTCCAATTTCATAAAGCGGCATTGTCAGTACTGAAAAATCTTTAAAACCTGTATCTCTTAAATTCTTCCAATTACTATAAGCATTATCCCAATATTCTCTTGAGCCATCATCTGGAATTTTAGAGAAGTCCTCTTGTGCTTGTTGATGTAATGCAATTAAGCTTGGTGATAAATCTGAAGCATATAAATTTTCACATTTAATTTTATCTACAAGATTGCCGCCGCCACAAAATACATCATAAAATTCTTTTATATTATTATCATCAATATATTTTTGAATAATAGGAACTATATCTTTTGCATATTTACGTTTTGAACCCATGTATACCATAATTAACTTACCTCCTTATTTATATCTAATCCAATCTAACTTAGTATCTTTATCAAAGAAGCCATCTTCCTTTTTATTTGTCCACATAAAAATGGTATAAGAGATTGCTCCTTGTGGTAGTGTAGTGTCATTATTTTTATAACATGAGATTCTTGAGGCATAAACATAAAGCTTTGAGGGCGGATAATTCTTAAAAATTTTCTCGTATCTAACTTTACTTTCAAGATGAAGAGTTTTCAAAAACATGATTACAGTTCCACCAACTTTAACTTCTTTTAAAGCTTTAAGAATATAATCTGCAAGTCCAGTTGTTGTTTTTGCTGTATCTTTAAGATATGGTGGATTTGTTAAAATTACATCATATTTGTTTGAAAAATTAACAGTAAAATAGTCTTGTTCAATAATATCATCGCGGCGGGCGATTAAATCATATGCATCCATTTTATTACCTGTAAGTTCATAGAATCTATCTACAAGAACTCCTTCTCCCGCACTTGGCTCAAGAATTTTTAAATCTGGATTTTTAAGCCAAGGTTCTTTTTCAAGTAAGTGATTAATAAAACGTGGATCAGTAGCATAGTAATCTTCTTTTTGTCTTTCTTCGGTTGAATGGTTTGTTGCTCCTAAGGTTGAAAAGACATTATTATTCTTTGGATTTTTTGACATTTATTCTTCCTCCTTAAAATTTCCCATTATTTTTTCCATTA